GATATAATTTAAGTCTAATTAACTTAACGCTCACAGGAACGAAAATATAGGCTTTAAACGATATAACCACATTTAAAAGAAAGGATAATATGCAAACACAAAAAGGTGGCAGACCCACAATTTTACCTAAGATGTATGAAGAACCGCTTTTTAGCCAAATCATTGATAAAATTGAATCAGGCTGTAATGACAGAGAAATCTACACCAGTTTGCATTGTTCGGCTAAAACTTTTAGAAAGTGGCGAGATGACAATATAAAGGCGTATGACGAAGCTAAAAGCATTGCTAGGGGAAATCTATTAGAACTAGCCGAAAGTGCCTTAGCGAGCAAACTGACAGTCAGAACGCTAAAAGAAACAGAAACAATATATGACGCTGACGGAAACGTTGAAAAAGTAAAGGTTAAAGAGAAAGAACTTGATAAAGATAGCTTGGTAGCAATGATGGTTGCTAAGGCTGGAAACCCTGAACTTTATAACCCTACTGAATGGCGGAGATTGCAACAGGAAGAATCAAGTGCTCATGACCTTAAAGCTAAAATTGAAGAACTTGACGACTATAAGCTAAGTAAGTATAAAACGCCAGAAATCAAAGTCCCAGAGGGGTTTGAATGAAAAAATATTGGGTAGTTGAAGACCATTTGGGCGGAGGACTTTATCTGATGTCAGAAAATACTTCAGAAAAAGAATTAGAAGAAGTTGAAGATTATTGTGAGACGTGTGGAGACAACGATTCTATTATTGGTCAGTTTTCAAACTGGAAACAACTTAAAAAAGAAATGACTGATGACGAAGGTTGGTGTCCATATTCAGATGAATATTTGCAATCAGTATTTGAATAGAAAGGGAATGAATGTATTATTTAAATAAAATGTTGGAATACAACAAAGAAAACGGCATTATTATTAATAAGTACATTCGCAAGACTATTCAGAAGCAAATACGTATTCATAACAAATATATTTATCGCTATGACCGTGTTACGCAAGCTATTGAATGGATAGAAGACAACTTCTACCTGACTACTGGTAACCTGATGAAAATTGAGCTACTTCCAACACAAAAATGGTGGTATGAGTTAATGTTAGGCTATGATATGGTTGATGAAAAAGGTGTTCAAGTCAACCTAATTAATGAGATTTTTCTTAATTTAGGCCGTGGATCAGGTAAGTCTAGTTTAATGGCTACGCGCGTGCTTAACTGGATGATTTTAGGCGGACAATATGGCGGAGAAAGTCTAGTTATTGCATACGATAATACACAGGCTAGACACGTATTTGACCAAGTTAGGAATCAAACGGAAGCAAGTGATACATTAAGAGTGTACAATGAAAACAAGATTTTCAAGAGTACAAAACAAGGGCTAGAATTTACGTCTTTCAAAACCACTTTTAAAAAGCAAACAAATGATACTTTACGAGCGCAAGGTGGTAACAGTTCCCTTAATATATTTGATGAAGTCCATACCTATGGCGAGGATATAACAGAGTCAGTTAATAAAGGTTCACGTCAAAAACAAGATAACTGGCAAAGTATTTACATCACTTCTGGCGGACTTAAACGCGACGGACTTTATGATAAACTTGTTGAACGATTCAAATCAGAAGAAGAATTTTACAATGATAGGTCATTCGGCTTGCTTTACATGCTAGAAAATCATGAGCAGGTCAAAGATAAAAAGAATTGGACTATGGCTTTACCACTTATTGGCAATGTTCCTAAGTGGTCAGGAGTTATTGAGGAGTACGAGCTTGCGCAAGGAGACCCAGCGTTACAGAATAAGTTCTTAGCGTTTAATATGGGCTTACCTATGCAGGATACAGCTTACTACTTCACTCCGCAAGACACTAAACTAACAGACTTTAATTTATCTGTATTTAATAAAAATAGAACTTATGTCGGAATTGACCTATCCTTAATTGGCGATTTAACCGCTGTATCGTTCGTTTGTGAGTTAGAGGGTAAAACTTACAGCCATACGCTAACTTTCTCTGTACGGTCTCAATATGAGCAACTGGACACAGAACAACAAGAGTTATGGACTGAATTCGTTGACAGAGGCGAACTAATCTTACTTGATACGGAATACATCAATGTGAACGACTTAATACCGCATATTAATGACTTTAGAACCAAAACAGGGTGCAGACTTAGAAAAGTCGGATACGACCCAGCTCGCTATGAAATTTTAAAAGGGCTGATTGAGCGTTATTTCTTTGACAAAGATGGAGACAACCAAAGAGCAATTCGACAAGGTTTCTCAATGAGTGACTATATCAAGCTATTAAAATCTAAGTTAGCGGAAAATAAACTTATCCATAACCAAAAAGTCATGCAGTGGGCTTTAAATAATACTGCTGTTAAAATCGGACAAAATGGGGACTATATGTATACTAAAAAACTTGAAAAAGATAAAATTGACCCTACTGTTGCTTTGACAATGGCTTTAGAAATGGCGGTGTCAGATGAAGTATAATGTTGACACAGTTCGAGAAAGTGGTTGGTATAATAAAAAAGAATGGTTGGCTGTCCGTGATTATGTAAGACAACGTGATAAGATGACTTGCGTAAGATGTGGCGCATTCGGTGCTAAAAAATACGAAGTAGACCATATTATAGAACTAACTTGGGAAAATCTTGATGATTGGAAAATAGCGCTGAACCCTGATAACCTACAACTCCTTTGTAAGTCTTGCCATAACAAGAAGACAAGCGAGTATAAACGTGGGAAAGGTGTGAGTTTATGGTAGAAAGGGGAAAAATTGAACTTATTCGGAAAAGTGGTATCATTTTCACGTGGAAAGCTAAACAATGATACTCAAAGAGTTACAGCGTGGCAAAACGAAGCGGTAGAATATACAAGTGCCTTTGTGACTAACATTCATAATAAAATCGCTAATGAAATAACAAAAGTAGAATTTAATCATGTTAAATATAAAAAGTCTGATGTTGGTTCTGATACTTTGATTAGTATGGCAGGTTCTGACTTAGACGAGGTTCTAAACTGGAGTTCTAAGGGCGAACACAATAGCATGGAGTTTTGGCAGAAAGTAATTAAAAAGTTGCTATGCACGCGCTATGTTGACCTGTACCCTATATTTGATAGTGAAACAGGAGATCTATTAGACCTACTATTTGCTAACGATAAAAAAGAATATAAACCTGAAGAATTAGTAAGGCTTATCAGTCCTTTTTATATCAATGAGGATACAAGTATTTTAGATAATGCTCTAGCTAGTATTCAAACTAAGCTGGAACAAGGTAAATTGCGTGGCTTGTTGAAAATTAATGCCTTTCTTGATATTGATAATACGCAAGAGTATCGAGAAAAAGCCTTAACAACAATAAAGAACATGCAAGAGGGTTCGAGTTACAATGGTTTGACACCAGTTGATAACAAGACGGAAATTGTAGAACTTAAAAAAGATTATTCCGTTTTAAACAAAGATGAAATTGACCTTATTAAATCGGAACTTTTGACAGGCTACTTTATGAATGAAAATATTTTGCTTGGTACTGCTACGCAAGAACAACAAATTTATTTTTATAACTCTACTATCATTCCTTTACTGATTCAACTTGAAAAGGAACTGACTTATAAACTGATTTCAACAAACCGCAGACGAGTAGTTAAGGATAATTTATATTATGAACGCATAATCGTAGATAACCAGCTATTCAAGTTTGCAACTTTGAAAGAATTAATTGACTTGTATCACGAAAATATCAACGCTCCTATTTTTACACAGAATCAACTTCTTGTTAAAATGGGCGAGCAACCAATCGAGGGCGGAGATATTTATGTCACAAACCTTAACGCAGTTGCTGTTAAAAACCTAAGTGATTTACAAGGCAATAGAAAGGACGTAACAAGCACAGATGAAACTAATAACCAATAGTGCTGAAATTAAAGTAACTGAAAACGAGGACGGTTCTAAGTCGTTCCAAGGCATTGGTTCAGAAGTTGGCGTAGAGAATCGTAACGGTATTATCTTGACCCCTAACTGCATTGAGTTTGCTAGAGAACGATATCCATTGCTATATGAACACGGAGCTGGATCTAGTGAAGTAATTGGGGACGCGAAAGTTTATTATGACTTAGCTTCTAATAAATACCTGACTGACTTTACGCTTTACGACAATGCACCAAACATTAACAAAGCTGTGGAAAATGGAGCGTTTGATTCACTATCAATTGCCTATTACATTACAGATTATGAGTTTAATGAAAATGATGCTCTAGTTGTAAATAAAGCACAGTTTAAAGAGATTTCTCTTGTTTCAGTACCAGCTGACCCTAACGCAAAGTTTATTCAAAATGCATTGGGCGAAGAACTCACAGAAGAACGTAACAAAATTATTGAAAGCCGTAACGCTTTGAAAGAAATTGAGGATATTAAAAAGAAATATGAATAAACCTGATTTAATCGAAAAACA